TAGTGAGTCTCACCTGGGAACATCGAGATCTCAGCCCATTCGTGGGCGCTGCCCTTTGGAACGAAAAGCTTTTCCTCAGCAGCGAGCTCAGAACTCTGAACGGGTCGCCGCTTAAGCCACGTGTCCCGGTTCGCAAGGATCGAGTGCGCCAACAGCGGATGCCGAGTCTTCTGCAAAAATAGCGCCTTCTCCGCTTGGCGTCGACGGGTTAAGCCCTCCAGAACCTTACCGTCACCTTTATTCCAACGAAGAAACTCAGCTGCGACGATTGAGCGGTCCGCCCCGTCGTTAAGCAAACGCAACAAAGTAGAGCCCTTTAGAGCGTTTACACCAACGTTGAAAGCGAACGAAACGAGCGCGTCAAACTCGTTCTGATTAAGCGAAACTTTGACGTTATTAACGACACCTAGTTCGAAACGACGAACATCCTGCGCCAGGATCTCATCAGCTTGCTTCTGGGTAATCGTTAAACCCCGATGGACATTAGGCCCTGTGTGTCCATAACCAATTGTCCAGATGCCAACGGCATCCAAGTAGGCTGTGAGTTTACAGCCCTCGAAGCTCTTAATAAGCGAGAGACCCGCTTCTGAGATTTTCACCGCTCTTGAACTTCGATCCCGATGCGATATTCCGAGCCGGTGCGACCCTTCAGTTGAATGTAAGCAGCGTAGGAGCCAGAAGCGGCGATGCGCTGCTGGGTCACAGTGGCGTTGCGGCTGCTGTACTTCGAGGGGGATGCGGTCATCACCTCGGTACCAGCCGAGTTCAGGATGATAACGTCACCACACTCGCGCTGGTTACGAATGTCAACCTGCAAGATACCCGTAGCGTTTACGGTCAGTGGGTAATAATCAGAAATACCATAAAGGCCATCAGCGATATATTCGCGAGCACCAGCAGCAACAACAACGACACCGCTTGCGTTTAAAGAACGACGCTGATCAAAATGAGTGGAGTTAGAGCGCTGACTCGTAGTGGAAATACCGCTAGCCAGCGTACTATCCAGTTCCAGATTCTTGGCGAACTGAGTCATTGCCGGACCCTAAGATACTTAAATTATAAACGTTCGGTGCGTAAGCATCTGAAACTCCATCAACTAAAATTTAAAGGTGGCGAATCACCTAATGGAAGCACTTGTAGCAGCTGCGGGGGTTTTCGCCGCATTGTTTACGTGGAACCACGAGCAGCGTCAGCGGGTAATCAACGCGCGGTTTGAGTCTATTAAGACTCGGCTGCAGGAGTCGGAGAAACAGCTGAAAGAGTTGCCAGAAAAGTACGTTCTAAAGTCAGATCTTAATGCGGAATTAGATGACATTCGAGTCTGGTTAAGATCAATTAACGATAAATTAGATCGTCTCATTATGACTAAAGTAAGTGACAACAACTAATTACAACATTTGGTACGCTCTGCTCTACGAGCTGCTTATATCTTTGGGAGAGCACTACAGCAGAGTGCGATCTAATCAGATCGTCAAAATGATCCTTCGCTACTGCCACGAAGATTGGGTTCTGTGGAAAGTCGAAAATACGCTTAAATCCGTTGACCGCGATATCGAGAAAATTATGAAAGATTGGGACGCACAAGAACCGCCAAAGTTTGAACTGATTGAGCACAAGCCCGACGGATCAAAAGCTCAAGAACTCTTAGGGGGTACGATGGAAATTAAATCAACGTGGCGGCGCGATTAAACGAGTAGTTTTATAATGTAAGTAACCGCTCGAATATCATGACTGCCGCTATCGCTTTCCTTGCTGCTCACTGGGTTGACATCGTGGCTATCGCCGCTGCAGCTCACGGTTTAGCTCTAGTTATCGTAAACACTACTCCTACGCCTAAGGATAACGAACTGTACGGTAAGTTCTACAAGTTTATCGAAGTCATCGCCGGTATCGTGACTAAGATCGCCAAGAAGTGATCTAATCCTCATCGCCTGCTGGGAGCTGTAAAGGCTCTTCGCAGGCTTTTTTGTACGCCACGGCGCTTTCAGACGAATTCGGGTCAGTAGCTAACCACTCTAAAATTCTCAATTCGCGCTCTTCGGACCAGAACGTCTGGCCTCGATAAAACTCCATGAAGTCAGTATCTGACTTACTGAGATTGCAATCGGCACAGCTTGCTACCAAGTTATTTCTAGTTGTTTTACCTCCCTTAGCTTTTGGTACGACATGATCTAGCGTAGAGGGGTTCTCACGACCGCAATAAGCGCACCCATCCCAGGAATCTAAAATATCCCTTCTGAATCGTTTTCGAGCTGTCCTCCGCTGCAAACACTGAAGCGAAAACAGGAGCTCATTTTCAGACATGCTGCTCGAAAAAGAGCCGCTTTAGACCATTTTAGAAAATTTAAATTAGGTGATGCTTAAATCAATTTGTAGTCCTATCAACACTGATACGTTGAACTCCAAATTTTGACCTTTTTAGGAGTTAATTAGGACTTGGCACCCAAAAAGCATGATACACTGTGCTTTTAGGGCTAATGCAGACCCTCCTGGATGCCTGGAATCAGTTTGAGACGGAGAGATCTGTGGTGTTATGCCCTACAAGTTTGACGAGTGATTACGCCCAGACCAGAAAATGGCTCACTCGATGCCCGATTCAGGACTTTACAGAAGGGAGAAAGATCATCACGTGGCTTTTGCAACAAAAACCAGTCAAAGCGAGCAGACGCACGTGCATGTACTTAAAAAGCCTGTACAGATGGGCGTCTAGCGAAGACGTTGCTCTAATCGATAAAAACCCAATTGCCAATTTTAAAATGCCTAAACCTCCTCAAGAGGATGAGGATGTAATTGTGATTCCGAGAAACGAAACAGCGATTGTCTTAGTGGCTCTGGAAAACCCACGTGGCGTCAACTGGTCGCTGTATGCGGAATTCATGCTGCAGACTGCCATGCGAACAGGCGAAGTCCGAGCCCTTAAATGGAAGGACATAAAAGACAACAAAATTCTCGTGCACTCAAACTACACGCTTACACACGGTTTAAAAAATTCAACTAAGACAAATCGCAAACGCTGGGTGCCTTTGAATAAAAAATGTTTAGCACTTCTGTCTGAAGTGGGAGAAACTAACGAATTTATATTCCCTTGGAACCGCTATGCCTACCAAAGCTACTTTTATGACCGCATGAAAACGCTACACCGTGCCGGATTAACCGAACACCGATACCGACCGTACGACCTAAGGCACACAGCTATAAGCCGCTGGCTAGAGGAAAAGATTCCTGTCGCACAGGTGGCTAACTGGGCTGGAAACAGCTCAGAAATTATCTGGAAACACTATGTGAACGTAACTCAAGAATACGAGATGCCTGAGTTGTAATTACAGGATTACGGTATCAGTACCGCTATCGCCTGCCAGACTAGTGGTGTCGGTTACGACGGCACCACTGGTTACACCATCAGTGAAGTCAAGAACTTCCGGAACTCCGCTCGGTGCGGGGGGATCAATCGAAGGCCACACGGGGTACAGCGGGCCGGTCACGTACGAAGCCAGTTCGTCAGTTGTTTTTGTATCACGAATGATATAGACCTTAACTTCGCAAGCTTCCCGAGTCTCTTGGCGCCACTGCTTAATACCGCTAGGCATCGGAGTGCCATTATCGAGCTCGCGAACCACAGTCCAATCTGTAGGGGCCAGCAGAGTATTGGCGGTGGTGCGGGTCTGATCTGTCCAACCGGACACCAAAACACCGTGATCCTTAGGAATCAGTGTGCCGGAAGCTGTATAGCCCCAATAAAAACGCTGATCATAAATAGGAGCGTCAGGAACTTCAGTAATCCCAATAGCTTCACGTTCAGCAGGTGAAGCCAGACGCAGCCAATTAGCAGGGTAAAGAGTACCATTTGCCTCGAACGGGCAATCCAGAGCAAGGGGTTTTCCGTTTAAGACAAACATCTGCGGCCCTTTTTTACGAATTCTAGTCGATCTTTAGGCTTAAGAACTAACGGACCTGTTTTACGCATACAGGACGTTTATCAGAGTCCCAGTGCCGAATAACTCCGGAAATTATAAAAACGTTAGTTACGAGGTAACTGAAAAATATAACCGTACGTACCCACGCAATGGCGTCGGACTCTTTTGAACATTCGCTGCCTTTTTGACCGAGCGCTTTAGCCCAAACTCGCCACATTACCCGTGTTCACTACTAGCGGGCGCGGCTGTAAGCAAAGGGTGATTCGGCGAAGGCGGCGTAAATAAAAACGCTGTTATTTGTGCTTACAAGCGTATTTCGCACCTTGAATCCGTTAGATAGGATATCTATTGGATAAACAGAGCGGTAGTCTTGCTCGGAATC